CGTCCATAAAATAGCCCGCACCTAGCGGGGAGGAGGAGCACATGGCAGGCACCGCAACTGATCCAGTAATCGTTCACTTAGACGGTGACTTCGCAGGCTGGAGCGCAATCTTCCGCCCGTTGACGCGCATCAGCGCGCGCGTGTTGATTGACCTTGAGAGCGATTCAATCGGCACACGCCTTCAGGCGTACACGAAGATGATTCTCAGCATTGAAGGCTGGAAGGACTTGGACGGCAACGCAACGAGCGACCCGCTTGACGCGCCGATCCAAGCACTTGAAGCCGCCGCCACGAAGTTCATCACGGGGGCTGCTGAAGTCCCAAAAGCGTGAGGCTTGCCGCCCGGCAGTTGAGTCTCGGGCAATCAGTCAAGCCACCGCCAGAGATCATCTTCCACATCTTGGCGAAGGAGTTCGGCAAGTTTCCGTGGGAAGTCGAAGAAGCGCCGCTACACTACGTCATGCGAGCGTGGGCACTTCACGCCGAAATGCAGCCGAAGGAAGTGAAGCGTGGCCGCTAAAGGCAACGAGAAGGTCAAGCTCTTTGTCACACCCGAGTCACTGAAGGGCTTTGGTGACGTGCGCCTTGGCTTCTTGGAGGCAAGCAATCCCCGCAAGTTCAAGGCAATGCTGCAACTTGCCACGCTCAACGCAGCGCGCACCATGGTCAAGCCAGTCAAGGCGAAGGCGCCCGTGCGCACTGGACGCCTGCGTGGCGCAGTGGCTGCACGCAAGGCGCAGTTCGACCGCCCAGCCGCCGTCGTCGGAGTCAAGGCGGGCAAGAGCCGGGGCGACGCCAAGGGCGCGTGGTATCGCTGGTTTGTGGTGAGCGGCACATCTGGCACAAGAAACACGAAGGCGCGGGGTAGAGTGTCCGTGAAAGCAATTGCTGCCCGTGACTTCGTGAAGCTTGCCGTCACTGATCCGAGCGTTCAGGCTAAAGCAATGGAGACAGTGAATAAGACCGTCATGGCGTTCTTGGACGGCACCATCAAATACCGAAAGGGTAGAAGCTAAAGATGAACAAGGGCCTCATGAACCTAGTCGTCAAGGCAGTCGATCAGGCGACGCCTACCCTGCGCAAGATCGGCAAGGGCTTGGGCGGGCTCAAGAGCGTCGGCATGTCTGTCGGCTCAGGGTTGCAGACTGCAGCTCTCGGAGCAGTCGGGATCGCTACTGCAGTGGCTGGCTTCACTATCGCAGCCACTAAGGCAGCGGCTGATGAGGAGAAGCAGGTAGCGCGGCTCAATGGCGTACTCAAGCAGCGCGGCATGCTCACAGATGCCAACAGCGCAGCAGTCGATACGCAGACAGCCAGACTAGAGAACCTTGCCTTCTCTGGTGACGCCGTTCGAGAAAGTCTGATTACCGCGACGCAGTTCACAAAGAAGTTCAGCGACGCGATCAGGATTCAAAACGTTGCGGCTGACGTTGCTGCCGCCAAGGGCATCAGCCTTGAGGAAGCAACTTCACTTGTGGGGCAAGCGTATGCTGGAAACACGAAGGGCCTGAAGTCGCTAGGAGTTGTAGTCAAGAACGGCGTCAAGGGACTTGGCGCTCTCAACGCCGTGACAAAGAAATACAAGGGCTCCGCTGAGGCAGCGGCTAATACGGTGAGCGGAAAGTTCACCATTGCCCAAGAGAAAATCGGCAACGTCATGAAGGTATTCGGCGACAACTTCTTGCCGCTTGCATCGGACGGGCTGAGCTTCTTGAGCGACACCGTGCTGCCAGCAGTCACGAAAGGCGTTGAAGACTTGCAGCCCGTGTTCAAGGCAGTCGGCGGGTTTATCACGGGCACGCTGGTGCCAGCCGTCGGCGGGTTTATCAACAAACTCACTGCCCCGGGCGGCGTGATTGACTCAGTCATGAAGGTCGTCGGGCCCATCATCAACAACCTCATCCCAGTCTTCGGGCAAATCTTTGACGCAGTCGGGAAGACTGGCGCAAAGATTAGCGAGCTGATCGGCATCCTATGGGGTGACGGGAAGGGCCCGCTTGCCGTCGCCGTGCAGGGCATCGGCAACCTGCTTGGCTTTGCAGGCAAGATCATTGCCAACCTCATCGGCTTTATCGGGGAAGCCATCGGCGCAGTCATCAGCGTCAGCAAGGCAATCATGGACTCGCCAATTGGCTGGGTAATCCAGCAGATTGCTGGCTTCATCGGCGGCGTTGTTGGCGGCGTCGGCGGCGCTCTTGGAATCACACCACCAGCCAACTCTGGGACGGGCGTATCAGCCAACCCAATGGACGCCAAGTACACGATCAACATCGGGGGCAAGGACGTTGACGGCGTGGTCAAGGATTCTCTCGGGCGCATCGTCACCACCACCACACCGGGGCGCTAACTCGTGGCGACGCATCCGTTCGCCATCATCGTGGACGGCGTCAACAGCGGCGCCAACATCCTTGACGACTATTCAACCGCCAGCCCAACAACGCCATGGGTTGACCCTGAGAGCGTTAGCCTGACGCAAGATGCCAACGGCGAAGGCGGCGCTCTCTCGTTCGACGTGGTGCAGGTAAAGACTCCAGCAGGCGGGCCATGGTGGAAGTCAGGCAGCGTCAACGACAACGCCCGCGTGCAGTTTCAGGTCAGCGGGACGACGACCTTCTTGGGATACATCACCAGCATCACCGCCGAGCTGGCAGAGAACGGGCTGGGCACGCGCGCCAGCGTGACCGCTGCAGCGGCGTCATCGTTCATGGAGAAGATCATCGTCTACAAGGGGCGACTGGTGACAGGCACGAAGAGCGACTTCACGGGCAACTTCTTGATCGGCTCAGGCAGCACCACGGATCAAGCCAACGTCACGCAGCTCGTTGCCAAGGCTGACGCCGCCATGGCGTTCAGCGGCGGCACCAGCGGGCGCACCGCCAACCGCCTGATCGTCAACACGAACACCACGCCCGCCTACACGGGGACAGCCGTACCAGTCGGGCAGTTGCTTATGGTGCCGGGCACGCTGCGCGCGTGCCTTGACACGATCAAGCAGGCAGCCGAAGCGATTGACGGCGAAGAGCGCCGCTTCTGGGTTGCGCCCAGCGGGAGAATCAACTACGCCCGACTGGGCAGCGCCGTGCCAACCTACGCCACGGCTCCGTTCAAGATCGTCACCACGCCGACCTTCTCGCCGTATGGCTCAGTCTCCGCAGCTGCGACGCTGCAGGCGCGCAGCCTGAACGTCACGCTCGACCATGACGTCATCGTCAAGAAGGCACGCTTCATCATGAACGAAGTGGTCAGCAAGTATGACGCCAAGATCAGCGGCGGCGCCTACACCGTTGCCGACCCGTACGGGCGCGTCTATGACGAAGCAGCGCCAGATGGTGCAGGCATGACAACCCGCAATGGCCCACGCCCAGAGACACTGATCACCGTGACGCCGATGCCAAAGCGCACCCCCGGCAGCGTCCAGTGGAGCGACAAGATCACGGACTACGGCAAGAAGTACTTCGGGACGGACACCTACCCGAACCGCGCGGCGCCGCAGCGCAGCATCACCTTCAGCGTGCGCGGGGCTGATCCGACGAACAACCCCTACGGCTTCGTCAAGGGCTACCGCCAGACGGGCCCAAGCACCTACGCCTTGCAAGACGGATGGGAGGCTGGGCAGTATGTCGAGATCAACGACGCCACCACCATCGGCGGCAACACGGTCAACATCCTTGGACTCGGCGGGCTCTACCGCATCGAGTCGCTGACCATGTCGTTCGAGCCGGGCAGTATGATTCGCCAGTTCGACCTGACGTGCGAACGAGTACCACGCAATCCGTTGAAGAAGTTCTTGCAGGGGTAATCATGTTTGACAAGTTTGGCTCTGACCAGCAGCAGCTCGCCAACTCAGGCGGCAGCGTTATCTCGCAAGATGACGCCGTGCTCATCAACGGTGACAGCGACGGAGAGACGGCGCTGCTCTTCGGGCCCGCCGCGCTTCGTGAGATTCAGACAGGCGTCGCCAACGGGGACTTCTCAATCCCACCATCCGATGCTGAGGGAGTCGTCACGGCTGACAACGACCTGCCGTATTGGACGTTCACAGACGTGTCAAGTGCAGGAGCCATCACCTGCTCAATCGTGACTGATGCTTCCGCTGCGTCGGGCACATCGCTGCGCTTCAGCATTGCAGCAGGTACGGCAAACAGCAAGAGCGTGACCCTGCGGCGCTTTATCCCAGTTGCATCCACGCGCAACCAAGCCTTCGCGTACCAGCCCGAAGTCAACACCTTCGGCGCAACAAACACGGCGAACTCCACCATCCGCATGCAGTCGCAGTTTTACAAGGAAGATCAAACGACAACAACAGGATCAGTAAACGATTCGGGCGTGGTCACCTTCGCAACCCTTGGCACTGGCAGCAACTGGCTCACAGGAACCTTCACCACTGCCAACGCAGCGCCATCCGATGCAGCCTTCTGCCTCATCACGATCACCGTCGCAACGGCTGCCGCAGGCACGGTCGTTGCGTCAACGGTTGACATCCCTGAGGTGCGCCTTATTCGTGGCGATCAGACAAACATCTTCGCGGAGTATCGAACTCCGGGCACCTACGCCCCGACATACATGCGCCAGCAGAACGGCGAGCTGCAAATCTCGCCGAACGGCGGAAGCGGCAACACCGAACTCGGCGGCAGTCTCACCGTTGTCGGCGGCACCATTGACACATCCGGCGACATGACCGTTGCATCTGGCAACGGCGACCTGATCATCAAGGACACCAGCGGCGGTGGCGCTCCACGGTTGCAGTTTATGACTTCAGACGGCACCTATCGCGGCGGCATCCGTTTAGGTTCGACGCAAAACTTCGCCTTTGTCACTGGCAACACGACCGACGACTACGGCTTCGTCCTTGCTGAACGCTTCTATCCAATGAACGGCACCTCAGGCAGCCGCTACATCTACGACACTGGAACATCAACAGGGTTCACTGGTGACATTGAAACCCCCACAGATGCAACTGCGCGAACTTTCTATTCAACAAGCTCATCACTTGCTCTCTACGGATCGTCTGGTGCAGACGTAAGCCTGAGGGGTGCAGACACCAGCGTGCCGATCAGCGGCAACGGTGAACTGCAGTCAATCCCAAACACCACCACAGCAACCACCAACAGCGCCCGCTGGGTGCTGATCAGCGGCAGCACCTACGGCTTGCGCCGTGACTCATCAACGCGCCGCGTCAAGACCAACATCGTGCAGGCAGATGAGGGAGTGCTTGCCGCAGCCAAGCGCTTGCGCGCCGTCCACTTCGAGCCGTTGGAGAAAGACGAAGACGGCAACCTGCGTGGAACGGGCCAGTTAACCCTTGGACTCATTGCTGAAGAGATTGAAGAAGCCGGGCTTGGTTGCGCCGTGACGTATGACGCCGAAGGCTTGCCAGACGGTTATGACGAACGGGTGCTTCTTGCCGCAATGATTCACCACATCAGCGACCTTGAGGCTCGACTTGCCGCGCTGGAGTCACGATGACGCGCAGCCAAGTTGACGCCATCATCGAACGACTAGACGCGCAGAGCGCGAAGATTGACCGCCTGCAGTCGGAGATTGACCAGATGAAGGGCGGGCTCACGGTGCTGAAGGCGATCGGGGCCTTCTTGGGAGTTGGGGGTATTGGCGCGCTGCTGGCGTGGCTTCAACAGCAGGGCAAGTAGTGCGCCGCGTACTCATCCCGCTGGTGGCTGCCGCCATGCTCTTCTGCACGCTGCCAGCGTTGGCGCAAGAAGAACCCCAGCACGGGCTCACCATGACCGTCTACCCCGGGGTGATCGTTGGCACTGGCCCGTGGGAGACACCGCCGACCGTTGAGCCCTGCTTCGTCGGCATCGTGCCCAACATTGACTTCATGTGGGGCGGCGGCGCTCCAGCTGCAGGATGCCCCGCCGACATGTTCATGGTGCACTTCACTGGCTGGATCACGGTGCCCGAATCGGGCGCGTGGGAGTGGCTGAACTGGAGTGACGACGGCTGGCGCATGACCATTGGCGACTTCGTGGCGCTGGATGACTGGAACTTCCACGGCTGCGGCGGGCATTGGAGTGGCCCGAACGAAGGCTTCACCCAGATGGAAGCGGGAGTCTCGCAGCCGATCAGCGTGTGGATGTTCGAGTGGGGCGGCGGAGCCTGCGCCCGTCTCGACTATGGCAGCCCTTCAGGCTACGGCGTAGTGCCGACTGAGTGGCTCACCACTGAAGCCGTGCCAACCCCGCTCCCATCCGTGGAGCCTAGCCCTGAGGTGCCAAGTGTTGAACCATCCCCGAGCCCGACGCCAGAGCCGACGCCCGAGCCGTCACCATCCGTGGAGCCTTCGCCAACTCCTACGGCTGAACCTAGCCCTGCTCCTACTCCTAGCCCTGAGCCTTCTCCTACGCCAACCGTAGAGCCCAGCCCTACGGCGACGCCCACGCCGACCCCTACACCTACCCCAGAACCGCCTTCTCCGAGCCCCAGCGTGGCTCCTACACCCCTCCCAGAGCCTTCTGAAGAACCCTCACCAGTGCCTTCTCCTGAGCCTACGCCCGAGCCCACGGATGAGCCGCTGGTGATTGACCCCGGCGCTGCAGTTGGCGCAGCCGTTGAAGCCGTCGGCGAAGCCGCTGCGTTCGTTGCCAATCTTGGACACGACTTGACCCCTGAAGAAAAGCAACAGGCAGCGGCTACAATCATCCCCGCAGTGATCGTCACGCAGCTCGCGCAGGCAGCCGTTGCGGCAGCCAGTGCAGCAGCGTCGGGCGCGGCGTCGTCAGGAGGCTCACGAAGGAGCAAGCAATGAGACTCTTGAAAGACATCGCACTCGACATCGCGGCAAGTTCTTGGACGTGGCTCGGCATGATGATCGCGTGGATCGTGTTGCCAGACGGCAGCACCCGCGACTTCGTCGGCGCGGCGATTCTCGGGCTGCTCATCCTATGGGCAGCGACAGGCCCCCTACGCTGGGGCGGGGAGTAAACATGACGGCGGCTGATCACATCGAAGAGATTCACGAGCAGGGCTGGACGAAGATCGTCACGGCTCCGGGCGAGTGGGTTGCACTCGTGCCCAACGACAACAACAGCGCCTACGGCGGCACGCTCTGGAAGCGCGCCGAAGACGGCAACGACTACGCCGAAGGCGCCACTGAGGGCTTCCCCGTCAGCGCCGCACTGAGTCACGATGCAGCAGGGCGAGCCGTCGCAGTGCTCATCAAGAAAGAAGTCGGCGCGTGAAGTACCGCGTCAAGAGCCAACTTTACTCCGACGCTGAAGCCCAACTAAAGGGCGCCAAGCAGATTCTTGACGACTGCACATGGTCATCGTGCGCCGCAGCCGTGAGCTGGGCGAGCGGGTATGAGGTCGACTACAGCGCCGCGCAGGGCGTTGAGGCAATGAAGAAAGTCACGGGGCGCAAGGACGTGCAGGGCAAGTCCGACAACGGCGGCAGTCTCGCCGAAGCCGTCAAGGTCATTGCGCACCTAGGCGGGAAGGCCCGCTACGCCAAGAGTTGGGAAGATGCCGTCACCGCCGCCAAGGCTGGCGCTGCCCTGATGGTGTGGGTGCAGCAGCCGATCGGCTACCCGCCCGAGATTCGCATCAGCGCGTGGCATGACCGCTGGGTGAAGTGGTGGACGAAGAACGCCCCTGAGAAGATCAAGGCGGGATACGGTCATATGACGTCTGCAGGGTTCGACCCCGACGGCGTAGACGGCTGGCAGTGGGCATGCCCAACTCGGGATGAGCGTGACCCAGCCGAGAAGTACGGCGTCCAACTCTCGGAGTCGCAACTGCACACCATCGTCAAGTCGAAGATGCGGGCGCGCAAGTTGACCGCTGACTTCAAGGCTCTTCTCATCGTCACCTACCCGAAGAAGGCAGCAGCCCCGACTCCTGCGCCCGTCGCAGTGCCTGAGCCAGTTGCAGCACCCGTCAACGCAGGGGCGCGAGCAGCAGTGGCAGCGGCGCCAGAAGTGGCACCTGAGCCAACACGTGGGGTGCAACTCCCCACCGCGTCCACCACTCCTGAGCCCAAGAAGCCGAGCGCCGTGGATGCCCAGCTTGACGCTCTTGGCAAGGTAGACTTCGGAGCAGTGGCTGGGAGGGCGCTCAATGCTGCAAGTGGTGCAGCGGCTGCGGCTGCCAAGGTCAAAGGAGCACCAGCCAAGATGATGACGTTCTTGCAGTACATCAAAGACAACACGGGCATCGACGAAG